TGGATCTGTAAGTGGTAACGACCCTGCTATTGTATGTCAGGTTGGTGATACAATAAACTTTAATATGAATGCGGGTAGCAGTCACCCAACTGTTTTCAAGACTGTACAGGGAACTGGTTCAAGTAATCAGGTATCACAGGGAACATATACAGGTGGTGGAGCATCAGCATCTGGTACTGTCAAGTGGGTTACAACTGGCGTAACACCTGGCGTATACTACTATCAGTGTACTGCTCACAACAATATGTACGGTACTATTACTGTTCAGACAAATTCCTCAGCAGGACAGAGTGGTGACGACGCAGGAATCAATGCTACTATAGGTGACATTCTAGTATTCGATACTACAGCAGGATCTAGTCATCCACTGTATATCAAGACTGTACAAGGAACTGGTACAGGTAATCTAGTAACCACAGGTAAAATAGGTGGTGATGGATTTGCTCACAATGGAGCTGTCAGTTTAGACGTAGGTGTTGATGAGTTCAAGAGTTATGCTAACGAGACATTTAATAACGGAGAATCATATACTCTGTCGGGTGATGATATATCTGGCACAGGACTTACTTTAAATACATCTTCAGGTGTACTATCAGGTACAGTCACATCATCATATCAGGATACATTCTTTGACATCATAGTCACAGAGAACAGTTCTGGAGAAGCAAGAAATTATAATTTCCACACAGAGGGTACAGGTGTTGTAGTTACAATCGGTGACCAACCTTCAGACTCAACGATAGAGGCAGGAGCAGGAACTAACGCTACCTTCGGTCCTCTTAATGCTAGTGTATCGGATTCTTCTACTATCACATATCAGTGGCAGTATAGTACAGGTGGAGCATGGACATCAATTAGTAGTCTATCAGGACATAGTGGAGAGACAACAGAGACACTTACTGTAGACGATCAATATGCATTTAATGGATGGCAGTACCGATGCGTCTTGGGTTCTAACACAGCAGCTGCTGATACAACATCTAACTCTGCTACATTAACAGTAACTAGAGTTGTTACTATATCTTCTCAACCACAGGCACAGTCAGCGATCTCACCAGCTGCTGCTACCTTTAATATATCTGCTGCTACTGCTGACGGAGCATCAATCACATACGCATGGGATAAATCAGAAGATAACACTGTATGGCATCAAATACCAGGTGCTACAAGTTCATCATACACAACTACTGCTACCACATATGATACTGGTGGTGTACCTCCTGCATCATTTGATGCTGATAACGGTGACTACTTTAGATGCAGAGTCAACGCTACAGGTGCGAGTGAAGTAACATCAAATAGTGCTCTACTATCAGTTACAAGATCTATAACAGTAGATACACAACCACAAGGAACTACAGGTGCTGTTGGTGGAACTGCTCAATTCTCAGTTGCTGCTAGTATATCTGACGGGGACAGTGCTGACATTAATTATCAGTGGCAGTTATCACTAGATGATGGTAATAACTTCTCAACAATCGGAGGAGCAAACTCAGCAACATATACAACACCTACACTTACAGCACAGTTCGATGAGTATCAGTATCGTGTACTACTATCAGCAGCTGGTGCTAACAATATATTCACCAACGCTGCTATATTACAGGTAGAGACAGTTGCTGTATCTGTTGTTTCTAATCCTGATGATAGTACAATAGATGAAGGACAGACAACATCATTCACAGCAGCTGGTACTGTACAAACTCAACAGATAACTGCGTTATTGAACTCTTCCTTTGGAGTTGGTAACTGGACAACACCTTCAGGTGGTGGTGCTTCTGCTAAGACAGAGACAGCTTCTGATCCAGAACTATACAACTCTATCTGGTCTAACCACGCACCTTCAGTTGACTACCAGTGGCAGAGAAAAGATGGTGGTGGAACAGTCGCAGTCACAGTGGGTGTAGATAATATTAGTGGTCAAGCAACAGGAGTATTCTACTTTGATGGTGTAGAGAAACCTAACGCCACAGAGTTTGAAAGAGGAGAAACATATATCTTTGATCAGTCTGATTCATCTAATGCTAACTACAATACTCAAGAACATCCTTTGATGTTTAGTACAGGTGTTGACGGTGATCATAATGGTCACGGACACTACATGATGGGTATTACCTATAAGTTAGATGGTGTCACAAAAACTATGGCAGAGTATGTCAGTGGATTTGGTTCTGCTACTACTAAAACAATAGAATGGATAGTACCACCAAACGCAGCGGGCACTCTATACTATTGGTGTCACTATCATACAGGTCAGGGTAATAGTTTACTGACTACCGAACCATACACTGATATCAGTGGTGCTACAAGTCCTACTTACAACACAGGAACAGCAACATACGCAGCAGATAACGCAGATCGCTATCGTTGTAAGTTATCAGCAGTGGGTGCTGACGCTGATGTGTTCACTGATGCTGCTCTACTAACTGTCTACAGGACTCATCAGATCAGTGCTCAACCAGTTAACGCAACAGGTAACGAAGGAGGCACATCATCATTCACTGTAGCGGGTACAACATCAAGTGGTTCACACACATATCAGTGGAGTAAATCTGATAACGGTGTTGACTACAACACTATACCAGGTGCTGTAAGTGCTACTTACACTACTCCTGCTCTAGTATTTGCTGATGATAATGACGACAGATATAAGTGTACACTAAGTCTAGTAGGTGCTGAGAATGATCTAACATCAACCTTTGCTGTACAGACAGTCCTTAGAGTTATTAATATATCTCAGCAACCACAACCACAGACAGTCATTGAAGGACAGTCAGCAACATACAGTATCACTGCTGCTATCACATCTGGAACTATTAACTACCAGTGGCAGAAGTCCGTTGATAGTGGTGGAAACTGGGCAAATATAAATGGTGCGACATCTGCTTCATATACTACAGTCACACAACCATTCCCAACACTCAACAATGAGTATCGTTGTGTATTATCTAATGCTAATGCGATATCAGTTACATCTGACTCCGCTGCTATCACTGTAAATGAGTCTGAGTTTGTAGATTCTCCTGCTTCTATGTCTGTTGATATAGACGGAACAACTAACCTAACATTTAATAGGCAACCTACATTTACCTCTGGAGCATTTGTATCACAGTACGCAGGATCTGCTCACGCAGCATCATACTGGTTGATTAAGAGAGTGGCAGATAACGTAACTGTATATGATACTGCTACCATCACAGTTCCTGATCTATCAGGTGGTGACACTGGTAACTTAACTACATTCACAGTACCAGCTGGAACTCTTGACTTCCAGATAACATACCAAGTTCAAGCAAAGTTTAAGGATAACGCAGGATTAGTAAGTAACTACTCATCTCCTGTACAGTTCACTACACCTGTAGTAGACCAACCAGAGATACAAACTATCACTCCCGCATTCAACCCTACTGTCAATACTGTTAGTCCAGCTATTAAACCTGGCTATGGACATAACTCTACTGACTGGCAGTTCTCACAGGCAGAGACATTCAATTCGATTGTACACCAATCACTAGGAAACTCTACCAACCTACTGTCATATACATTACCAGGTGACGTTACACTGTTACCTACAACTACATATTATGTAAGGGTGAGATTCAACGTCGATACAGTCTAATGGCAAAACCAAATAGTAAGGCAACTCTAGCAGAGTATGCTTTAAGAAAATTAGGGGCACCCGTCCTAGAAATAAACGTCGATGATGATCAGATAGATGATCTGATTGACGATGCTTTGCAGTTTTTCCAAGAGCGAGCAAGTGAAGGATATATCAGAACGTTTTTAAAATATAAGTTTGATCAGGCAACAATAGATGCTATGGTCACTGACACCACTACTACCGTGACACAGGTAGGAGCTAGACAAGCAGACTTCCTTGAGCAGAATAACTTCATCACTATGCCTGAGCATGTCACCTCAGTCATCAAGATATTTGATTTCACATCTAAGAATACTACTAACTTATTTGACGTGAGATACCAGTGGAGATTAAATGATCTCTGGGATCTAACTCAGACAGAGATTCTTACATATGAAATGGTAAACAGAAGACTAGAAGATATATACTGGTTACTAGAAGGACAGAAACAACTAAGATTCCAGAGTAGAGGAGACAGATTATACATGGATCTTGACTTCCGAACTGATGTAAACGATGGAGACTTCATAGTCTTTGATGCTTACAGAGCATTAGATCCTTCATCATTTGCTACAGTATATGATGACATCTTCCTCAAGAGATATACCACACAACTTATCAAGAGACAGTGGGGACAGAACTTATCTAAGTTCCAAGGTGCACAGTTGCCAGGTGGTATCACTATGAATGGTGATCAGATATATCAACAGGCACAAGAGGAGTTGAACAAGATAGAAGATGAGATGTTAACTAAGTATGAAATGCCCCCAATGGATATGATCGGATAATGGCAAGAAACGTATTCTTCACACATGGTACTCGTAACGAGCAGTTTCTTCAACAAAATCTTGTTGAGGAATACATCAAGATGTTTGGAATGGATGTATTGTATATTCCCAGACAGTTGATAGCAAAAGATAATGTGTTCAATGAAGAAGTCATATCACAGTTTGATGATTCATATATTATAGAAGCATACCTAGAGAACTTTGATGGATTCCAAGGTGGTGGAGATCTATTGACAAAGTTTGGTATCAGACAGTCTGATGAGATAACTATGGTTATATCACAGCAGAGATTTAGTGATCTTATCTCACAGTTCCTACTATTAGATCAGGACATAGAGGTAGGAGAAAGACCCCAAGAAGGAGATTTAATATACTTCCCATTATCATCTAACTATTTTGAGATCAAGTTTGTAGAACACGAAGAACCGTTCTACCAACTAGGTAAGAACTATACCTACAAACTAAAAGCAGAACTCTTCGAGTACAGCGACGAAGGTGGAGAGTTCTTTGCGGGAGACGACGAGCTAATAGATACAGGTTATACTGTACAATACTATTATCTTGTGTCACCAGGTCAGTCAGCAGCGGGAACTCCACTGCTAGATGGTGGTGCTTTGACACAAGCCATCATGACTACCAATGGTAGTAAGTACAACTTCACTCCTACTGTTACTGTTACAGGTGATGGTTCAGGAGCAACAGCACATGCTGAGATGATAGTTGTAAACATAGCGGGTTCTATACCCACAACACCAGCTGTCTTAGATCCTACTGTAAAGGATGGTAAGTTAGTTGGACTCACAATAGTTAACGGAGGTGCGGGATATGATATATCTCGATCTAGTATTGATTTTAATGATCCTGACACTGCAGGCACCAAACCTGTGGTCACTCCGACTTTTAACTCGAATGGTACGCTCACTAAAGTTGAGATTACCAATGAGGGGTCGGGATACGATTCAGTCAGTCAAATAATAATCGACAATGGTGGTAGTGGATACACTGCTGCCCAGTTTGATATAGAATCTGTACCAGCTGGACTGTCTGGAAACTTCATAGATGGAGAGACAGTTACAGGTGGAACGACTGGTGGTACTGCGATGATCGCAGACTGGGATAAGTCTGAGGGTTGGTTGAAACTAAAATCACCAACAGATGACTTCCAGATCGGTGAATTACTCGTAGGTAATACTAGCGGTGCTTCAATAACGATACATAGTTATAACGCTATGAAGACTACAGATACTAAATACTCTGAGTCTGATACGTTTGAGACACTTGCTGACGATATCATTGATTTCAGTGAAGGCAACCCATTTGGTTTAGGAACATAACATGTTAGGTGCATACACTTATAATAAGGTGATCAGAAAGTGCGTTATCGCTTTCGGTACATTATTCAACAATATAGAAGTTAGGAAAGAGACGGGTGGTACAACCTATCAGAAGATGAAGGTACCTCTTGCTTACGGTCCTAAACAAAAGTTTTTAGCTAGACTAGAGGGACAACCAGATTTAAATAAGAAGGTTGCTATCACTCTACCTAGAGTGTCATTCGAGATGACAGGTATATCATATGACAGTAGTAGAAAGTTAAGTCCTATCACGACTGACTTTAAGAAAGATGGAAAGAGTGTAAGAAAAATATTTACACCTGTACCATACAATCTAGACTTTAGTTTTTCTATTTTATCTAAGACAAATGATGAGGCATTGGAGATCATTGAACAGATAGTTCCTATTTTCCAACCCGCATACAGTGTTAGTATTAAAATTATAGATGAAATTAATGAGTACCGTGACGTACCAATAGTTCTGAACAGTATAAACTATTCAGATGAGTATGAAGGTAACTTCGATCAACGTAAACTTACTACGATTGATGCTACATTTACTATGAAAGCATACATCTTCGGACCTACACAGACTGGGAAACCAATCAAGAAAGCAAAGGTTAACTACGATACTGGTACCCCTGCGGCTCCAGTACGTCGTGTATCTTATCAGGTAGAACCTACTGCCTTACGTGATAAGGATAATGATGGAGCTGGTCTAACTATTACTGCTGCTGTTAATGATAAGACATCCACACTACCAGTTGTAGACTCAACTGTCCTTAATATAGGTGACTACATTGAGATCAACAACGAGGTCATGAAGATCAAAACTAAACCTAGTGAGACATCTATCACTGTACTACGTGGTCAAAATGCTACATCTAAATCTGCTCACGCAAGTGGTTCAGTTATAGATATTATTACATCTGCCGATACAGAACTCCTTGAGGGTGATGATGACTTCGGATTCAACGAAATGACTTCTTTCTATGGATAACAATTTCGGTGGTTTAGAAAAAGCATTCGATATGAATGAACCTAAACCCAAAAAAGCAAGACCCATACAATCTACTGAGGATCAGATAACTGATGATCATGAGTATGCTAGGTCAAACCTATACTCTCTCATAGAGAAAGGACAGGAGGCAGTCGATGGTGCTCTAGATGTAGCACAAGGTAGCGATCACCCCAGAGCATATGAGGTAGCTGGACAGTTAATCAAACACGTCGGTGACGTTGCTGATAAACTTATGGCACTTCAAAAAACAACCAAGGATGTCAAGGAAGAGAAAAAGAAAGGACCTTCTACAGTCAACAACGCTCTATTTGTAGGCAGTACCGCTGAACTACAGAAGATGTTGAAGAATGCTTCCAAGGATAAATAAGTAAGAACCAACTATTATTAA